AAAAAGCAAAAGGTTGGTGGAAAGTCTTACATAACTTTCCATCCTAATACAATCGTATATGCGGTGCCTACTGATGTGCCACTTGCTAGAGAGATATCCAAAGCAAAGATTGGTATCGTCTGGCATACAAAATATACAGGTAATTCTTTTGAGAGTATGAAAGCATCATTTGGTGAAAATATTGCTGACAGTCTTACTCAATCAAGTGCAGTATGGTCAGTCGATGCAGAATATAAAGATGTGTCTGGTTCTGCTACACTCACAAAGAAAAAGACAAAAGAGATTACTGACATCCTTTCCAATGCTGGTAAAACATTTAACAAAATTGATGCGGCTGGACTGAATGGTATATCAGATAATCCAGAACTGTTACAGCGCATGAAAACTTTTCTGAATACAAAGGTTCGTGCTAGAGAAAAGGTAACTGACATACCCAAAACTGTTGATGAAATGGTAGAATACTTTCACAACATCTATCAAATTGAGTTGGGTAAAGCCGCTGAGTTAAAGACTGAAAAGGGCAGAGCGGCTAAGAAAGAAAAGATTGAAGGTATCAGAAAAGAAGTGATGAAATATTTTTCTGAGACAAATAAAGCGAATCTTGAAAACATCCTACTTTTGATGAACTACATAGTAGACGCAAAAGAAATTTTGATTACACAGATGAACAAGGTAAAGTCACTGGATACATTTTTATTGACAGACAAAGGTTTCAAATCAACAGGACAAGAAGGTTTTGTTGCTATTGACAGAGTTGGTAAAAATGCTGTAAAACTAGTTGATAGAATGAACTTCAGTTATGCTAACTTCTCACCAGAGGTAAAGAAAGGTTGGCAAAGATAAAGGATTGAATTGATGATTGAATACTTGATTAAAGACCAGATATACCTTTTGTATATCGCTTTCATTATGCTTAGTGTTGGAATGATTAAAGAAAATAATCTATTTGCTGACATCTATACATATCTCACAAAAGCATTCAAATCAAAGAGACTCATCGTAACACTGATGAGTGCTTTCACTGGTATTCTACCTATCCCTGGCCGTGTGACAACATCTGCTGGATTGTTAGACACAATGGCGCCTGATAGAGGTGAAAAGGGAAGAGAGAAATATGGTATCGTTGACTATTTGTCAACACATCACTATTATATGTGGAGTCCATTAGAGAAAACAATTATTGTTCCTATGGGTGCATTAGGATTAACCTATGGTGCATTAATGGGTATGCTTGCTCCAATGCTTGTTGTTTCTCTTGCTCTTATTTTAGGTTATATCTTCTTTATGGTAAAAGAGGAAGATGTGATTATTCGTGAGTTCTCTGATAAAGATTTCAAAATCAGTCGAATCACTAGAGGACTTGTTCCATTCTTATTTGCAATTGGTGCAGTTATCTATGGTGTCGAACCACACTGGGCTTTTGGTGGACTAACACTATATTACATGATTCTGACAATGACATGGGATTATAAGAAACTTCTATCCTATATCAACTGGAATGTAATTATCAGTGTTGCAGTAATTATTGCACTTGCTAACTTTGCAAAGTCAAACACAAATGATATTAAAGCATTCTTAGAAGGAACTGTTTTTGACTTCAATACACTAACAGGTATTGCATCTGTATCTGCATTAGGTTTCTTAGGAGCATTTGCACTTGGCTCTAGTTCAAGATTTATTGCTTTGTCTGTGCTTCTTGCTAGTGTATATGGTGTAGAATACTTTGTTTGGTTCTTTGCAATTGAATTTGCTGGATACCTAATTTCACCAATGCATAAGTGTGCTACTATTGGAATGACATACTTTGGTACACCATTTAAGCGTTATGCAAGTGTATTGGGATTATGGGCAGTTAGTGTTGTAACTACAGGTGGATTGTTCACCTTTGGAATATTATAAATAACTGTAAAGATAACAGAATCATTCTACACTGATTCTAAACAATTGTCAAGCGTTAAGTCTAAGGAAAACACGCAAATGAGTAAAAAATTAGTATTCACATTTGGTAGGATGAATCCACCTACTATTGGACATGAGAAACTGGCTAACAAGATTAAGTCAGTAGCGAAACAGGAGAAAGCCGATGCTCGTATCTATCTCTCCCATACACAGAATCCAACTAAAGACCCGCTATCCTACAAGCAAAAACTTACTTTTGCTAAAAAGGCATTTGGAATTGCACACCAATCAAACGCAAAGCAAATCTTCCAAATCCTCAAAGAAATCTACGCCGACAAATACACAGACATCGTTATGGTGGTCGGTTCTGACAGGGTAGGCGAGTTTAAGACACTTCTAAACAAATATAACGGCAAAGGTGACTATGAGTTCGATAGCATCAAAGTCGTTTCTGCTGGTAAGCGAGACCCCGATGCAGAGGGTGTCGAAGGTATGTCAGGCACTAAACTGAGAGGCTTGGCTGTCAAAGGACAGTTTGATGATTATGAAGATGAGCAAGGTAAAAAACAGCCTGGTTTTGGTAGTGCCGCCGCATCTAAATTATCTGACAGAGATAAGAAGAAGATGATGGACATGGTGCAGAAAGCACTATCAGAAGAAGTCCTAGAAGACTGGTCAGACGAAGATTCTGCTCTGTATGAAGAACTAGAATTACTAGACATCAATGAAGCACTTACGCCACAGCAAAGACGCAAGAGAGCAATGATTATGAAGCGTCTTGCTCCTAAACTTGCTAGACAGCGCAAAATTAAAGCGAAACAAAAGGCTGGCGGTGAGAAACTTCAACAAAGAGCAAGAAAGCAAGCAATTCAAAAAGTCAGAGAAAGAATCGCTGGTGAAAAAGGTGAGAAGTATAGTCAGTTGTCTCCATCTGCAAGACAAGCAATTGATAAGAGAGTTCAAAAGCAGGCAGGCATCATCAATAAACTTGCTACTAAACTTCTACCATCTGTTAAGAAAAAAGAGATGGAGAGAGTAAAGCAAGCAAGAACACAATCAGAAGATTTTGATGCACTGATTGAATCAGCACTAAAAACTATCAAGGTTGGTGAAGATGCGATTGGTGCAAAAGACACACAATATGCTCTAGTCAAAGAACGCAAGGTTATTGCTATTGGTTTGAAAAGCGAAATGCAGAGACTTTCTATGAAAGAAGGTGGCAGAGTTTGGAAAGTCAGTGCTGAAAACAAAGTTGGCGATTTGGTAGAAGCAAAGACTAGACAAGACCCTGAGATTAAAGATATTGAAGGTACACAGCCAGCGAAGTATTACACTGGTGATATGTCCAAGTCCACTAAAGAAAAGAGAGCGGCTTACTTTAAGAAGCAAGCAAAGAAAGACGATGATAGCAAAGCGGCATATAAACCAGCGCCTGGCGATTCGTCTGCTGAAACCAAACCATCAAAGTATACTAAGAAGTATCAACAGATGTTTGGTGAAGAGATTGAAGGTCTAAAAAAGAAAGCAGACAAGTCTGGTATCTCTTACGGCATTCTAAAGAAAGTCTACGACAGAGGTATGGCCGCTTGGAAGTCTGGTCATCGCCCAGGCACAACACCACAACAGTGGGCGTTTGCAAGAGTGAACTCATTCATTACTGGTGGTAAAACTCGCACAACTGCTGATGCAGACTTATGGGCAAAGCATAGTGGCAAGTCTGAATCTGTTGAGTTAGAAGAAGCAAGAGCAAAACAAGCAGTTTCGGGTGGCAAGGTTCAGAAACTTGTTACTGCACACGGTCTGAAATTTAAGGGTAAGGTTTATAAAGAAATAGATATGGAACTGAAGGGTATTGATAACAATACTCAAATGGTTACATTTAATATTATTCATCCAAAAGAAATCTTTGGAAATGAAGTTAAAGTTCCATTCAAAACTTTGAGGAGAGGTCCATTCATGGCAACCGATACCTCTAAAATCAATGATGAAGCAGTGTCTCCAGCACAGCAAGCGGCTATTGCTATTGCTAAGAAGAAGTCTGGTAAGTATGACAAAGACGGTAAGCGTATTGATGAAGCATATGAGATTGGAACAGATGAATATGCAAATCACACAAAAGATATGACGCCAGGTCAGACTGAAGGTTTGAAGAAACATCCTAAGTTAAAGAATCTAAAAATACCTACTGGTGCAACAGCACGAAGAGTAAAAGACGCTGAAGCAAAGAGCAAAGCAAGAAAAGAAAGAAGAAAAGGCACAGCACTAGCGGCGGCATACAATCCTGATGATGATTTTGGTGGTAAGCCAGTCAAGAAGTTCAAGGACATTAAAAAAAAGAGTCAAATAAGTGAAGCAATACAATATCACTTAGACACTGGTGTGCCTTTCGCTGATAATATTTTTCGTCATGATTCACCATCATTCTATCGTTTCTTTCAAGAAGCAAGAGTGAGATGGAGAAATGGTGAACTAGAACCAGATGCTACAGACAAACAAATACTGATGACTGACATTGGTATGTTTGGTATCTATGAGGGCAAAGAAGTTCCACTTGATTGTCCGTTGATGGAAGCAGATAAAGATGTAGAACTCAACTCACCAAAACGAGGTGGTTCTAAGAAGTTTTATGTGTATGTGAAGAATGATAAGGGTAATGTGGTAAAAGTGGAGTTTGGTGATACTTCTGGATTGAAAGCAAAGATTAATGACAGAGAAGCCGCACGAAACTTTGCAAGTCGTCATCAGTGTGATACAAAGAATGATAAGACAAAGCCTGGATACTGGGCGTGTAGATTGCCTTGGTATGCAAAGTCATTAGGACTAGAAGGCGGAGGTAAGTACTTTTGGTAAAACCATATAAAGACATACATTTAGCACCAAATGTCTTTGTTCGTGAGTTTGATACAGAAGTAGATAGTGATGAACTTGTATGGCACAGAGACAAAAAGAATAGACACTTTGCAGTGTTAGAAGGTAAAGACTGGTGGTTTCAAGAAGATGATAAGATGCCAGTCGAACTAGAAAAAGGTAAGATTTACGAAATAGAGAAGGGTGAATATCACAGACTTCTCAAAGGAACAAAAGCAACTCAACTTAGAATAAAGATATGGGAAGAAGAGTAATGTCACTAGAAAGCACAATAAGAATGATGACTGAAAGTAAAGTCGTCAAAGAAGATGGACACACAGATGTCGCTTCTGCTAAGAGACAGTGCAAAACCGCTATGGAAGATGCTCAAGCCATCATAGGTGTTCTAGATGGCATGAACGATGAAGATGCGCTACCTACTTGGTGGACAAACAAACTTGCGATTGCGGCCAATAGCATGAACAAGTTGAACGACTATCTGTCAAATCCAACAGAGCAAAAAGAAGAAATAGAAATGGAAGATTTAGACAATCTTATTGAAGAAGCACTCAATGAAGAGGTAAAGTATCCTCACATGATGTATGACCCTGAGACTGGCGAAGGTGTAGAAGCAAAGACGCCTGAAGACCATGATAAACTTGCAAAGAAGGGTTACACACATGAGAAGCCTGAACTTGATGAGGCGCCAAAGATGAAGTATGCTCTTGTCGGCAAAGATATGAAAATCTATTCAATGGGTAGTGATGAGCGAGACTTGAGATTGGACAGGCGTTCTCTTGAAAAAAGATTCAAAGATGTTGCACCACTAAAAATGGCAAGACTTAAAACTGCACAAAAAATTGGTGATACTGTAGATAAATCCCAACTAAAGGAGGAGACAGTGAACGAACATACACATTATAAGATGGAGCCGTTTGGTGTTTCCAGAAGTCTAGTTGACTCTGTAAAAGCAGTTCTTGCTGGCAAACCAAACAGAGAAAACATTCCAGAAGAGATTCTAGACGATGATGTTGCTGACTTTATTGGTGCGGCTTCTAAAGCGGCTGCCGCTGGTAAGAAGAAGTTCAAGTTTGGTGACAAAGAATATCCAGTAACAATCAAAAAGTCTACTGCTGATAAAGTTTCTAAGAAGATGGATGAAGCGGTAAAGAAAGAAGAAGACGAAGAGCCTGCTGACGACAAGAAAGCAAAAGATAAGAAGGACGAGAAGAACGGCAAGAAAGAGCCAATCGAAATCGACCCTGAAATCAAAGAAGAACTAGACATCATTGAAATGGCTGATGCCGACTTTGATGCATACATCGAAGACTTGTCAGAAGAGCAACTTGACGAACTGATTGGTGCAATCGGTAGAGGTCTGAAAAAGGCTGGTAGTGCCGCAGTCTCAGGTGTTAAAAAGGCCGCTAATAGAATGTCAACATCTGGTCGTGCAGACGCCGCACAAGCAAAACTTGCTAAGATTAAAAAGAAAAAAGCAGACAAGGCTCGTTTAGCAAAAGCAAAAGCAGATATTGCAAAAGAAAAAGCAACTGAAAGTAAAGTAGTCAAAGAAGCAGAAATGACTGATGCACAAATGGCTCGCCGTGAAGAAATCGTCAAAGAACTCAAAAAGAAAGAAGATGAGTTCAAAGAGCGTTATGGTGACAAATGGAAAGAAGTCATGTATGCAACTGCTACTAAGATGGCAATGAAAGAAGCAAAGAAGTAAATGAAAATATACTGCGACATGGACATGGTTCTATGTAACTTTCTCAAAGGAGCAGAGAAGGTAACAGGTGAACCATTTCCAGAGAAAAATGGAAAATATTCTAAAGACGAAAAGAAAGCCATGATTGCGGCTACGAAAGGTTTTTGGGATAATCTTGAGTGGATGCCTGGGGGTAAAGACTTGTGGAACTATCTAAACAGCATTGAAGGTGCTGATGTTGAGATACTATCTGCATATGCTTCTTGGGACCCATCATGTAAAAGAGGTAAGAGAGTTTGGATTGCTAAAAATCTAAAACCAAAACCTAACAAAATCCATTTGGTTCGCAGAGAAGACAAACAGAATTACGCTGATGCAGATAGCATCCTCGTAGATGACCATGGGAAGAATACAAGTGAGTTCAAAAGAGCAGGCGGACAGGCTGTCACGCATATAAATACTAGTAAAACAATATCCGAATTAAAGCGGATACTCAAATAAGACAAGGAGAATAGAGATGTCACTTTGGGGAATGAATGACGGAAAGGCCACCGCTGGCAGTATTGTTGTAACAGCGGCGAATAGCACAGTAGTTGGCACTTCCACAACCTTTACCAACTTTGCGGTTGGTGATTTTCTAAATGTCGGTAAGAACGACTATGTGATTACTGCTATTGCGAATGCAACAGTAATGACAGTTCGTGCTGGCGAAACTGGTGGAACACTCGTAGGCGCACAATCAAACAGCACCTACTATGTTCAAGAGAAGCCTTTGTATATTGCATATGGTTCAGTAGGACTAGATGCTAACAATGTCTATGGTGTATCAACATCTGAAATGAACTTTGCAAACACTGCTGGAACAGAGTCAGATATTGTACCTCATGCTGGTTGGAATCTAAGAACTGAAGGTTCTGGTGGTCGTGCAGGCCGTGTGTTCTATGAGACACTCGTAGCCGCATCATCTATCACTGGTGACGCTGGTGACGATAGCAAACTTCCAGAATAAGTTCTGATTTAGGAGTAGACAATGGCAGATAAGAAGGTCAGTGAACTGACGGCAATTACGAATCTCTCTAGAGATGATTTGTTGCTTGTCGTCAACGACCCTTCTGGCACACCAGCCAGTAGGAAAATAACTCATGCAAACTTTTTCGGTAATGTAGTTTCCGAAACGGTTCATGCTGGGTCGGTTACATTTAATGCAAATACCACTGTTGCTGGTAATAAGCAGACCGTTTCTGCCAACTCTACTTTCAATGGGTCGGTTACATATAACGGTTCTATTACATTTAATCAGGGTGCGGTATTTTCAAATACAACTGTTAATGTTTTCAATAGTAATACTATTGTCAATGGAACATTAACCACAAATGGTGCTATTTCGCTTGCATCTTCAGTATTAGCGGCTGGTGGTGTTAATATCATTGGTTCTAATGGTAGAATTAATGCTAACAATGCTATAAATCCAGGCTCCATTACTGAAGCGATGATGCAGACAAAGCCTATCGCTAACACTACAGCGAGAACTTTGATTACTGACAGAATGCAAGTCGCTAACACTCAAGCATTACACACCAGCATTACTGCAAATCTAAATTCATATATTGCAAATACAAATCCTCGCATAACAAATCTATTATCGAGTGTTTCTTCAACAAATACTAATTTAAGAACATTGGTAACTAGCACTAACACTGCTTTAAGAACACTTATATCCGATAGAATGCAAGTTGCTAATACTACATTGCTTGTCAATGATAGGATGCAAGTCGCTAATGTTAATGCACTGATTGCAAACTCAACAGTATATGTAAGTCAAGTAAGAACAACAAATCAGGAAACCATATCAACTCTAAGAGTTAATGGAAGTGATTCTACAAGTGGTGTTCTTATTTCAGATGGTTCTGTTTTAATTTTTAGTAATACTGGCGCTCCAGCATATACTGACTATTATTGTGAATTTTTGAATAATCACAGAGTAAGAGTTCAAGCGCCAACACACACTGCTATTCTAGGTGATGCGGCTGGTAATACAGTTTTGACATTACCTACTCGTTCTGGTAATGTTGCGACTACAAATAGTGAGACATTTACAGGAACTACAAATACAGAAAATCTTAATGTTAATGATGTTTTCAGAATTACAACTAAAGTTTCTGATTTTGCAACATCAAATGCACAAACTGAAAGCGTAACAGCAGGCTCTATTTACTACAGTAATACATATTTGTATGTTGTTACTGATAGTAATACAATTAAGAGAGTTTTGTTAAGCACTTGGTAAATTAAAATATGTTTGAAAATTTGAATGATGATAATTTTATGTTATTCGCCGCAAAATATTATGAAAACGCACATTGCACTGATTTATTAGAATTTCATGATGACTTGAAGAGAATAAGATATATTAAGAGACTATTTAAGAAGTATGAACAGACTGGTGAATTGAAAGATAGATTAGTATTTAATCATCTAATCGTTTTATATAATACCTTTGAACACAGAGCAATGACACGAATGCTCTGTTTCAAGTTAAGTGACCAGTTGCAATATTTGAAACCGTTCCTACTGTTCTTAAATTATTGGAGAACGGACTTTGGTATGATAAATGGAAAACAAATTATAGACAGTGATATTCCTATAGATATGAATATCGCAAAAGTATTAAGGCAGTTAAATGGCGACTAAGTTCGGAGACCTAATTCTAGCATATAATTTTATCAAGAGGTTGGTTACACCTTTTGATGAAACTGATGCGTTTAAGTTGGGTATTATTGACGAAAACGGTAAGAAGATTAAAGAACCTAAGAGTAGTGAAGAAGAACTTTCATACTCCGCATTTAATCGTCTTGTCTTTAACATCAAAAAACTTATTGAAAGAGTTCCAGGCGGTAAGTCAAAACTTGCTTCCTATGCGGCTGCCTTGTTTTTGATTCGAGAATCACAAGACACAAAAGAGCATTACACAGACGAAGAAATCATGCAAGCGTTGGAGGAGAACATGGACTACCTTGCAAAGCACGATAAAAAGACATACAAGAAACTTTTCGAGGATGCTCCAGCAACTTCAACTGCTGGTGTAGCAGGCACAGGCGATGATGCTGATACTGTTCCAGTAAAGAAGAAGAAGCAAATCGAAAAAGATGGTCGTAAGAAAGAAATGAAAGCATATCTCAAAGCATATCTTGAGCGTAGAGCAAAGCGTGAAGAACTTGCTAAGAAAGAAGAAATGAGAAAGCGTTTAGGATTGTAAAATGGCACAGTATCGCAGAGACAGACACGAATATCTTCCGAATGGCAACACTATCTTTGAGGTAGTGATGCTTGCTGATGAATATGGTAATCGTATTGGACCTGCGAATCCATCTGGTATGGCGGTAGATGCTTTTGGAAGAGCAAGAGTGTCACAGCCATTTACACTTTTTGATTCTTCACATCGTTTTGATGATAACGAAGCGTTTGCAACATCCAATACAGCAACAGCAACTTATGAACATTTCGCTAATAATGGTCTTGTTGTATTAGATGTTGATACAACAGATGGTGCTGAAGTTGTTCGTGAAACCAAGAGAATATTCTCTTATCAGCCAGGCAAGTCTCTGCAAGTATTAAATACTTTTGTTATGGATACAGCAAAGACTGGTCTAAGACAAAGAGTTGGATACTTTGGTGCTAATAATGGTATCTTCATAGAGCAATCAAACTCTGACATCTACTTTGTAAAGAGGGCAATAAACTCTGGCACTGTTGCTGAAACAAGAGTTTCTAAAGCAAACTGGAATCTTGATACACTTGATGGAACAGGTCCATCTCGTAAGACACTAGATTTAACAAAAGCACAGATTCAGTTTATTGATGTCGAATGGTTGGGTGTAGGAACAGTAAGAACTGGATTTGTCATTGATGGACAGTTTATTCACTGTCACTCTTTCCATCACGCAAATGAAATCACTGATACCTATATGCAGACTGCATCTTTGCCTATTAGATATGAAATCAAAAATACTGCCGCAACTGCTAGTGCAAGTCGAATGAAACAGATTTGCTCTTCTGTTATTTCAGAAGGCGGTTATGAGTTGCGTGGAGAAAAACACGCTGTAGCAACACCAATCTCAACACCAAGAAATCTTACACCTGCCGCAACATATCTTCCAATCATTTCACTTAGATTAAAAGCAAGTGAGTTGGATGCTGTTGTCATTCCTGTCGGTGGTGCTTTGTCTGGTGTTGGTAATAATGCTTACTTCTCTTGGAGACTTGTTCGTGGTGGAACAACAAGTGGTGGTAGTTGGTCTTCAAATGGAAACTCTAGTGTTGAATACAATACTTCAGGAACATCATTTAGTGGAGGAAAAGTAGTTCGCTCTGGATTTGTAACATCGACAACACAGTCTGTTGGAGCAACAGATTTGATTGGTGAGAACTTCTTTAATCTCCAGTTGAGAAGAGATGGACTAGCAGATACAGCAGAAGAGTTTACACTTTTGGTAGCATCAAAGGTTGATAACGATGACATTTATGCATCTCTTGAGTGGGAAGAGATTACACGCTAATGTATATGACAGAGAAAACAATCACTCGCTCAGACTTGGCGCAGATAGAAAAATATGCTGACAAGTTGTTTGCTAAAGTGGGTATTGATGTTGAGTTTACAAAACATTTTCTTGACAGAGTAAATGATGAAAGAAACAAAAAGCAGATAACGCCTGCTGAACTAACTCGTATCTTCAAACAGATTTACAGTAAACATGGTAAACCAATTGCAAGATTAGGACCTGATGCTGAAGCAGTAATGAAAGATATGAGAACTGACATCAATATGCCTTTTGTGTTGAAACTTGCTGGTAACGAACTAGAACTTGTTGCTAAAACGATTATGCGAAAGAAAGATTTCAAGACTTCTAATAAGACTTTCGCAGTAGAAGATACCTTGCAAATCTTACATAAAGAGTCAAATAAACAAGGTAAAAAAACATTTAAGGAGTTCAACGATGTTAAAGAAATGGATGAAAAGCAGAGTATCAGAGAGAACATCATGGGATGGCGCAATGCTCATCGCACTTGGCTTCCTCGTTCTGTTCATGGCGCCTCTCGCTAAGATAGCCGCTGGTATTGCAATCGCTTACGGTGCATGGACTATTTGGAAATCAGAGTAAATGCTTAAAATATATGCTTTAATTATTATACTAGCGATATTGGGTGGTGTAGGATACGGAGCAAAGTATTACTACGATACCACACAAGCGACTATTGCTACACTTAGAGAGAACAATGCAAAACTTGAAGGTGCAGTAGAAACTGCTGAAGCAAGTTTAGCGAGTGTGCAAGCAGATATGGCTAAAATGGCTGAATTAAATAATAAATTACAGGGTGACCTCCAGAAAGCCGAAGAATATGGTGATAATCTGAGAAACAAACTTAGACAAATGGACTTGGTTGCAGATGCAATCAGAGATGCTGAAAATTTAGAAGGACGAATGAATGGTGCTACAGCGAATATATGGCGTGAACTTGAGCGTGACACTGGCGGTGCTGGTGACAAGCCTCTTCCTAGTTGGTTGCAGTCGTTTCCAGCCGGAGCCGGAAATCAAGATAGTAACGAAGGTGGAGAAGACAACAGTACCAGTAGTAGCACGCCCGAAGCCACTACAACTAACTGATACAAAGATATATGTTGTCAACAAAGATAATTTGGATTCCTTTGTTGAGGAGTTCAAAGAGATTCATGGTGACTTAGCATTCGTTGCTTTAAGTATTCGTGATTATGAAAATCTCGCACTGAATGTAGCGGAGTTGAAACGCTTTATCAATCAACAGAAACAAATAATCCTTTATTATGAAGATGCCGTGACACCAGACGGAGAGGGAAATAAAGGAAATGAATCTTCAGATAGCACTACGGATGGCGAAAGCCAGTGAAAGCGCATATTGTGATGATTTGGATGCTAAACTAAAGTATGAGGACTTGGATTTTGTAGGACACAAAATGTTTGATATTGACGGCGCACAATGTCATGCAGTATGGAATAACGAAGAATTTGCGCTATGCTTCAGAGGCACAGAACCATCAGAGATTGGTGATATTCTTGCTGACTTGAATGCTATTCCAAAAGGTGCAATGACACACGGTCTTGTGCATTCTGGTTTCAAGGGGGAACTAGACAAGTTATGGGATAGTGTTGTCGAGATACAAAAGAAGCATGAAGGAAAGACCTTCTATATTACAGGACACTCATTAGGAGCGGCAATGGCAACTATTGCTACTTCAAGATTTGAGGAGTTCACTAAAGTAGAAGGACTTTACACATTCGGTTCACCAAGAGCCGGCACGAAAAGTTTTGTAAAGAATATAGTTACCCCACATTATCGCTTTGTCAATAACAATGATATTGTAACATCAGTTCCACCTTGGTTTATGTTCTACAGACATCATGGGGAGTTGACATACATCAATCATTATGGTAACATACGCAAAATGACAAAATGGCAAAGAATTAAAGATAAGTGGAGAGGTCGCTGGAGAGCATTCAAAAAAGGTATGCCTTTCGATGG